CTCTGGGCGAGTGTACAGATAGATCAACACGCCATGCGCAACACGGGAGACAACAATAGTCAGGCGCTAGAACTCATCATCGATGATTGGGCGGCTACGAAACGTGTTCGAGCGAAATTCGGAGCCGAGATAGATGCCCTCATCAGAACGTTGGAGGCTGATTGAATGCCGGGGCCGCCTTGCCTCAAGCATTGGCCTTGCCGTTGTGCTAGGTGTGGTGATTGAATGACTAAACTGAAACTCGAGCACGCAGAAAGGAGATGCAAATGGTGTGGAAGGGCCACCTCCATGAGATACGTTGACTACGGTCGGCAAGGTGCTGACGTCCTCCTACTATGCAAGAAGACAAAATGGAAAGACGGATTCCCCATTCCTAATTCATGTGGAGCTGAAGAGGAATGACGATCTGTCGAGAATGGGACTTTGTGAAGTTGGCTGCTTGCAATGCTTCGATGGTGTTCAGTCTAGAGCGGCGTACTTGGTATTGCCCTGAGTGCGGAAACACGGTACGCGTACCGAAAGAGCAGCAATCCCTGAACGAGTACACACGAAAGTCCTAGACTACCGTTCCGAATCCCATGAAGTAGGGATTGAATTCAACGTTCCTCAGAGATAGTATACGGGTGCTGCTATTGCGGCTCCGACTCCGATTCTGGTTGCCACCCTTATCACTACAGGACGTGAAGCCGCATAGGCCGGAACAACAAGTCGACTCATTATACTCGCCCAACTCCCTCGAGTACCAGCTATGGCACCTCGTCCCAATAATACCAAATGGTCAATCATCAAGCCCCGAGACCATTTCCATTTTAAGAGGTACCCTCCGGCGATGATATGAAAGGGATGTCTGATTCCCCACATGACTCCCCACTTGATGGGTGTGAGGATGGTTATTTTCCCAACCGCCATTTAATCCACCGTGGGTTGAACGACGTAGGATCGGCGAAGGCGCTCGATGTAATGTAGATCGGGTTCTTTGAGAATGAGACACGGTATTACCACAGCTGAGGGAGGTACCCCGATATCATTAGTTGGATTGGGTGACAATGCGCTATTGATATGTATCGCCCTCGTGATGTACAATTTTTGACCTGCTGTGGCTGAACCGACTCCCCAACTCACTGAACGATGTAGAATAGGATGGAAGGGTGATGCTCCGCCTAGAGAAGTAGATGGACCATAACTCATCGATCGTGCATTCCCGTAATGGATATCCTGTAAGTCATATGAAGCACCTGTCGGGAGAATTGAACCGCCCATCATGCCAGGAGCTACCCACATTCCCGACCCAGCGAATACGCCATCAAAGGTATCGTCTGTGATATACTCTTGGGTTATCATATCCCATACTTGTAGAGCACCCGTTGCTTTAGATGTAATATAGTCCCAATCACATGCTTCCTGAAATACCGGACCTACAGTGAAGAGTGTTTCCTGTTGTTCAACTATTCCTGACAGATCGAAATACCCTCGCCATATCAGCCATTCGGTTGGGTTCCCGAGGCTATCAGATGCTGTGAGCATTTCCCATCCACTCCCTCCACCGGTATCTAAAACGAACTCAGAGCCTTCCACAATAATTCTAGCATGTGGTATCAATTTGCGCAAGAGGCGCTCTTTGGGTTCTGCCTGTTTTGCCATTACTTCTTCCTCCTAGCTGCCTTGTGGGCCTTCTTCGCCAAGGCGGCGAAGGATGTGCGTGGATGCTTCTTCTTCAGACGTCTGTATTCCTTGGCATATCGCTTGTTGTACGCGCTTGCCTTACGCTTCTTCTTGACTGGTTCGTAGGCTCTCCGGGCTGTCTTGCGTTCTTCGCCCTTCGAAGTCCCCTTCGAGCCTAGGGATTCCCCACAATTCGGACAGTAGTTGGGCATTAGCCCACCTCAATTGTCACTTGCCGTGGATTGGATCGCAATCGCCATCCAGTCTTTCGTCGATAATCGGACTATACGACACTTGATTCTGCAAGTCACATAAGCCTCAGTGCTGACACTGGCCGAGTCAGGACCGGCCACAAAGTAGAGAGAATCATTCACAACGAACCTGGACTCATCGAGTTTGCCAAATGAATCGGGATAGAAGTCGGCATCACGAGTAGCGATATTGTTTGTGATGTCGATGTTGAGTCCACTGGATGCAATCAGAGAGTTATCATCTGCTCGAACTAGAGCTGTTCCCGGATTCAGATCCGTGAGTTGAGAAGTGATAGCCCCATTCCCATTGAGCATGCCGTCCACGTTGCTTCCGAAATCAGTACCTACTTGATGAATAAAATCTACTTGTTCAACGGCAATGGCTTGCTGGTCGCCAACATCCACATACGCACCTAGATCGATGGTACCCTGCACTCGTGTTCCCGTCCCCATAGCTGCAGGTAGTGTCAATACTTCTGTCAACCAAAACGATCCGGTCTTACTCGTTGCCATCGAGTACGCGTACTGGTCCTCGGTATATAATCTATAGATTCGGGCGGAAATGGGCGCTTGCGTCCATTCTGCGCCCTATCTCCCTCTAAAACCAGCCTAGCCCAACCCTGCTGCTAAGGGCCTACGCAGCACCATAGCGTTAGCGCAAGGAGGCCATACACTACTTAGTTTAGCCACTCCTGATCATGATTGATGATATGATTATAAGGGAGATTCGATTGGCCAACCATATGACCAAGTCGTACCGAAACAGGGACAAGAAGGGCCCGTACTTGACTCGTTCGTTCAGAATACCCCTCTGGGCGAGTGTACAGATAGATCAACACGCCATGCGCAACACGGGAGACAACAATAGTCAGGCGCTAGAACTCATCATCGATGATTGGGCGGCTACGAAACGTGTTCGAGCGAAATTCGGAGCCGAGATAGATGCCCTCATC